GACGGGTAACTATCACGGCCGCATTCAGACGATCAATAATGGCACGCCGTCTGGATTGAATCCGGGACTATCGCGCCAGAACTTTGTAATGACTGCAAGCGGCTGGGCCAATCTCGGAACATTCGCGTACAAGAAGCAGCTTTACAGTCAGACTGGCGTGTCTGTTTCCTCGCAGCAAAGCATTCCCGTGACAAGCAGTACTGAGCAATTCGCGTCGGTGCCTATGGATGGCATTGCCGCGCTCTCTCTCGTTCCGGGGACGGCGTACCGCTTTCAGTGTGAGGTCAATCAATACTGGGGTGGCGGCTTTTCCTCTGGCCAACCGGGACCGTCGCTCGGCTTCAAGGGAAAGATGAACCTTTTCATTGACCCGAATAGCAGCACGCAGCCTACTCCGACAACTCCTGGAGTGGTCCGGCTTTCTGCACCCATCGTGACGAGCGACAAGAATGTAGGCAACTACCAGGTAACGGGTCAGTCGCATTACTGCGAGCTGTTCTATAACCCGGACGTCGGTAGCAATACGACGGTCGGCTTTGCTGCTTACATGTCTGCGACAAAGACCGATCCTAACTGGCAGCCGACGTTCTTTAGTAATGGCAATGTCAGCAGTTCGTGGGAGGTTGTCTATTCCATGAACCTGAGGATTGAAGCATTGGGGATGGCATGACGACGACATCAAGGCTCGGTTTACCCGAGCCCGTAAATGGCGACCCGATGAACGTCAATCCCCCAGCATTCGCGACAACCTGGACGAACATTGACGCGGCTATCGGGCCGACACTTTGCACGAGCACAACAAAACCAGCCTCGCCGTATTCCACTCAGTGGATTTACCAGACAGACATCAACCGTCATGCTATCTGGGACACTGTCGCGAATGCGTGGATCACCATTCTGCCCAACGACTATCTATTCCTGGGCTCAAATACGACTGCCAATCCAACAACCATTGCTGCGACTGGTACGAAATACATGATCGCGCAATTAAATGGCTTGACATTCGAGGCGAATGTTAATTACAAGATCCACCTTGAGGGGACATTCACTTACACGTCAACGAAAAGCTCGAACACGGCGCCAACGCAGAATGGGAAGATCAATACCCATTACAGCCTGACAGGCGCAGTGACAACAGCAACGGCAGTTCTGGGAAGTCGCTATGCGGATGCCTGGAGTGATACTGTCTACAACCCGACAACTGCTGCAATAGACTTCGCAATGGATAGTATCTTCAGTACCGGCACCGCGAATGCGCCAGCTGGCAGCAATACTCTTTCCGTTGGGTGGAGCTTTGAGGTCGATGGGTCATTCAACGCGAGCGCCTCTAGCTTTTCTGCCAGTAACTCTTTGCTTTACGTGGAGCGAGTATGAGCAGTCTTTCGCCAATTGTTGGCGCAGTGTTAATGGGCGACACAGACTTTGTTGATGCCTCTGTCGTCACGAAGAATGCTGGGCTCTTCGACACTATTACCTCGATCACACCATGCACAAGTACGACCCGTCCGGCCAATCCCTGGAATGGTCGATGGATTTACGAGACCGATACCCAGAATGTCCGTCGCTGGTCTGACAGTGGTGCGTGGCATTTACTGGGCGGGAGTGGAAAGGCTTGTAGCGCTGGCTATCTCGCGACGGTGAATGACACTGCGGCTCACACCATTACTTTGAGCGGCGGTTCGGGTCACCAGCAGGTGTCGCTGCACGACTATAACTTTACCGTGAACAATGGCAAGACGTATAAGATCATCGAGCAGGGCTGGATTTGGAATACTGGTTCTTTCAACAACACGGCATTCCAGTACAATGTCGGGCTCTGGACCAACTTTGGGATAGGCAGCAATCCCGGCCTCGGGAATGGGTCTTGTATCCATGTCGCGTATAAGTATCTTTCCGACGCGGAATTCAACCAGCGTGTTCCTTACTACAAGGTAATGTATTTTAACTCGCCTGGTGCGCTTGGCTCGGGAACGAGCACCTGTTACTTTCGTTCGGTAATGGATTTGAATGCAGCCGACTTTCCGCCTTCAAGTAGAACTATCGGACGGAGTGCAGACAGCATTGGTTCCACTGTCTCTCTCTATGACATGGGTGCGATTGGGTCGGCAAACTGATGGCCACAGAAGAAGACCTCGGCGACGGTCACAAGGCGGACTATTACAGCGACTACCTGACTAGCCACGGCTTGCGGGACGGACAGCCCGAAAATGAATACGAGCTCGACGACCCAATGCCGTTCCCTCGTACCCGCTTTCCACCCGACCAAGTCAATGCGCTTCACGCGAATAGCGACCGTGATTCGTCACAGCTTGCACAGCATCACACTCTTGGTCCCCGGCATAACCAAGCGGCTCCTGGCGACCACTTGCACAATGGTGTGAGCTCTCCTCCTTTGTTTTGGGTGTTCAGCGGGAATGGAACAACGGACGCGGCCGGTCACTTAGTCATTGATACGCAAGCTCCATTCAATACTGTAAGCGCAGCATTCATTCAATTTGACCAAACCCTCAGGAGTGGCGGTCCTATGTGCACTGGCGTCTGGTATGACCAGTGGACAACGACTTCTCACAAGATAGGTTCGCAATGGTATAACGGAACGACTGTCATCAATGCGGGCACTGTCTATTACCGAGGGGTCGTGTTCCGGTAATGGTCAATCCAAAGGTCGTCTCTACCGACGACATGCTTACGCAAGTCATTACGGGGCTTCGAACAGCAGCGGTCAGGCCGAATGTTCTCGGCTATGTCCCGCATAAGAAGCAAGGACTATTCCATGGATCGGGAACGAAAGGCCGCTTATACATTGGCGGTAACCGAAGCGGAAAGACGACGGCGGGTGTGGTTGAAGGAATTTGGCGACTCACTGGAAAGCATCCGACAGCTAAGCCACCCTTCATTGCTACACCTGAAAGACCAATTCGCGGCCGAGTTGTTGGCGTCGATTACCCCAACGGCATTGAAAAGATTCTCCTGCCTGAATACGCTCGCTGGACACCAGCCTCTGAGCTTTACGGAGGAAACTGGGAGAAAGCCTATAACAAAAAGCTGAAGGTTCTGACGTATAAGAATGGCTCGACGGTGGAATTCATGTCCTACGACCAGGATGTGGATAAGTTCGCCGGAACGTCGCGAGATTTCATTCACTTTGACGAAGAACCACCGGAGCCTATCTACGACGAATGCATTGCGCGTCTCATTGACACTGGCGGTCCGTGGTGGATGACAATGACCCCGGTCGAAGGAATGACCTGGATCTATGACCGCATCTACATCCCGGGGACCGAGGGCGCAGTCGCGAAGGGTCAGAAGGAAAGCCATATCACCGTCATTGAAGCGCACATGGCGGAGAATCCTCACCTGAATAAGAATGAGGTCCAGCTTTACCTGAGTGGCCTTACTCCTGACGAGCGGAAAGCTCGTGGCGAAGGAAAGTTCGTCCAGATGGGCGGACTGGTTTTCAAGACATTCAATCCGCAGGTGCACGTAAAGTATGAAGGCGACGCGGGATACATTCCCATTTCCGAATTCAAGAAGCCGGGATGGCGGATCTTTTGCTCGCTTGACTCTGGGTTTAATAATCCGACGTGTGTTCTATGGCATGCAGTTAACGCTAACAACGAGGTCATTACCTTCGCTGAGCATTATCAGAGGGAATGGACAGTCCAGCAGCATGCGGATAAGATCCATGGAATGAATGCGGCGCACGGCTTTAAGCCTGACATCTATGTCTGCGACCCCGCGTGTGGACAACGCAAGGAGACTACTGGTACCAGCGTTCAGCAGGAATACCAAATTCAGGGGCTCCCATTCACGCTCGGGAATAATGATGTTGCGTCTGGTATCTCGCGAATGAACCAGTATCTGCGCGAAGTGAATGGCAGACCGCCGAAGTGGATTATCTACGGCAACTGCATGTACCTGATAAAGGAGCTTGCGCGGCTCCGCTGGAAAAGCTATGCCTCAAAGAAGGTGGCCAACCAGCATAACAAGATGGACGCTATCCACAAGAAAGATGACCACGCTCCGGATAGCGCGCGCTATTTCTTTACTATGATGCCGGACCTTGGGCCGTCGCCGGAAAGCCTCAAGGCTGACGATTCGTGGAAGGGTCAATTCGCGGGCAGCCCGAAAGGCCAGCCGATAGATCAGCCTCGCTATGACGAGGGGCTCATGAAGGAAAGACATCAATCAGAAAACACGCAATGGGTCATTAACCCGGTGCGTGATAGGACCGAGTGGGTCCCCGATGAATACGGGCTCATTTGACGCACAACATACCATCATTCATTAGAGGAGGAAGAATGAGCGACGGACAGACGTCTCCGAACTGCAATACTTTTAACGCGACGGGCTTTCACCTGGGGGACCTGGATTACATTCGCAACCGGGTGCGAGAGGCCATCCATTACGTTGCTAGCCACCCTGATGACGTTACATTCGCGCGCAATCTCTTGCCGTGGTGGTTCCCGTGCTCGCATTGTGGGACCTATCACCAGCTTTCCATTCAGGACATGCACAATGCCTTGTTTAACGGTCCAGGGGCTATCGACAAGATGGCTGCAATGGACGAGTTCAAGGCGATCATTGAAAAGAAGTTGGCGAGCGCCGCAGGGGTCGGTCAGCGGAATGCTGTTGCGCGGACAGCTGAGATAGTCCTCGCAGATTTCTTCGGTGAAGAGGACCCGGCCATTACTTTGGAGAAGGAAGATGACGACAGCACGGATGGAAGCACTGACAATACGAGTACCGACCAGCAGCCGGTTCAAGATTCTGGACCAGCCGTACAGCCTTCCAAGTAAATGCGCATTCTGCGGGATTGGACACAATGAGGATGGAAAGCGCCAGTTCGTTGATACCGGTTTAGACCTCGACTGGTACGGCGTTGTTTACATCTGCACGAATTGCTTTATCGAGATTGCCCAGACACTGGGCTTTCTCTCGCCGCAGCAATACACTCATGTTGCGGACGCTGGCATTGCGGCTGAAATTGAAAACACGGGATTGAAGGTCGAGAATGACGCTCTCCGAACGGCTCTCACTCTGCTCACTTCTCATCGTTGCTTTAAGCCTCTTCCTGGTGACTCTGGTTCTGAGGGGCAAGACGAAAGCGGAGAAGGAGAATCGTCAGTTCCTGGAAACTCTGTGGAAAGTGGAAAGCCGGAGGGTTCAGACAATGCTGAACCTGATAACGGCGAAGGACTTTCCAATGTTCGTGGGAATGCAACAGGTGACGCAGCAGAACATGGAAAGCCAGCCAGTGCAAAGCGTCGTTCCGGCGGCTCCATTCTTGACGAACTCGTCTGAGTACATTCCTCGCGATGACGTTTCTGAAGCGCTGCGAATGCAGGCTTTCGGCCATCCGGGATACGGTGAGACCATTTTCGACGAAGAGACTGACCCCGAGGTTAATCAAATG